TCGTTACCAGCTTCATCAATTCCTAAATCTTTAAATTTTAATTTTCTTTTTGCTTCTAGAGTTTGTAATATTTTCGGTGCAAGTGGAGAATTTCTAAAACCTTTTAAAGCAACAGACAAACCTGTTAAAACTTCTCCTATAACTGCACCACCAAAAGCTTTTCTTAATCTTGCTTCTATAGGAGATACATCATCATCAGCTTTAAATACTGATGCTGGCATTTTTAAAACATCAACAACTGGCTCTAAAGCACCTTCATAAGAATCAACCATGTTATAAAGGTTTTGTTCGTATGGGTCTTCTACTACAAAATCAGTAAGAAAACCTGCGATAAGGTTTCTTGTCCAAGGGTTTTTAATACCTTTAAGACCTTTGGTAAAGATACCCATAGGTAGTAAAAACTGAGTTATAGCTTGTGGTATTTGATAAAATGCACCATCATCTTCTCTTTCAAAGTAACTGTAATCAATTAAATCGTTATTGTCGTATGGGTTGCCAGCTAAATAATCGTATATGTCATCTGCAAACTCTACAGTTTCATTTATTGCTTTTAAAGGACCAGTAATAGCACCTCTTAAAATTTGTGATTGTGGTGTTTTAGTTATTTCTTCACTTACTTTTTCTTGTTTTTCTCTTGATTCATTTATTATTCGTGATCTGTTTTCAAGTATTTCTTCAAAACTTCTTTGATTTCCTAAAAACTTATTATCAAAAAAATCTACTACACCTGCTTGGCTTTTGTTTATAGCTTTACTTACAGAAGAAAGAGGTTGATTATCAAACCTTTGAAACAAAGCGTCTGTTTCTGGTGTTTCTATTTTTTTCTTTTCTTCTTCCTCTTCATTGTTTAGAAGATTAGTGATGTTTGAGTCTGTCATTTTAGTTCTTTAAAAACTGTTTGTAAGAGTTGTCTGTATATGCACCCCAAGCACCAAGTCCTTGTTCATCATATAATCTCTTGGCAGCAATCACATTAATAATAGGGTCGTATAATTCTTCTTCAGATTCAATATCAAATAAATCTAATAGTCTTTCTCTGTCATCTTTCATATTTAATTGTAATAGACCTATAGAAAATTCATTTTTCTTTTCTGGGTCTAAACCAGACTTTACAGTATCAATCATAGGATTACCTGCTGATTCTGCCATTGCTACAGCAGCCATGATTTTTGCAATCTCTGGCTCAAAACCTACAGCTAATAACATATCTTCTATCTTAGGTTGTCCTATTACTTTTGTCTTATCTGTATCTTTTAATATTACGTTCAATGCTTTTATTTGATTATCCTTAACTTCTCTCATATTTACTCTTTCAACTATTGGCATAATTAATTCTTGTCCTACATTTATCATGTCTGGATTAGTTAAATTATTAGCTTCCATAATAGCTTGTACTGATGAACTAAATTGATCTGCTAATTGACTTAAGGTATCACCTTCTTCAACAGTTACAGTAGTGGGTGAGTCACCACTAAAAGTACTAGCTTCTAAATTATCACCATCTACCAATAATTTCATAGGTTCATAAATTCTAGGACTTCCACCAAACCCATATTCACCTGTTTGTAAAAATCGAATTATTCTATCTGCTTCTGATTTACCTACAATATTAAAACGACTCATTTTTTGTTTTTCAGCAACTACTGTTTCAATTAACTTATCTCTATTTTCTTTTGTGATACCACCCATACTTGTTAATTCTGCAATAACTCTTGATTCAACCGAAGGTAAAGATGTGTTACCAAAAAAGTCACCAGTTTCTTGTTTTTTCTCTTCTATCGTTGTAGGCACACCTTCAAGTCCACTTTGGTTTTGATTGATTATTTCACTATTTACATCATCTTGGGCTGAAGAAGGGTCAACAAGTGTATTTAATTGTTCAATAAGTTTTTCCTCATATTTTGTTTGAAGCTCTAAATATTTAAGTTCAAAGCCTTCTGCACCTGCATCTTTATTTTGTAGTCTCCATTCTCTAAATTCTGTTTTTAAATCTTCAGTATTTAATTTTATAAAACCAAGCATTTGATCTTTTTTTATTAATTGATAAATTTTAAATTTATCATTTGTTTCTAATTGTAATTTTGCTCTGTTTTCATATCTAACAAAATACTGATTAAGAGGTTCTAAAAGTCCTTCATCTACAGAACCAGTTAAGGTCATTAGTTTATTAAGTAAGTTTAGATTTTTTTGAGTTTTAGGTGTTCTATCATCAAAAAACCAACCTATTGCTGCTGCTCTTGCAGAAGCTAAATCTTCGTAAACATTGCCAGAATATATATTTGATTGCACTTGTGCATATCTTTCTAAGGTATCACCATCTAAAGCTGCTGCATTTGTTTCTATTGATGCTGCTTTTAATGGGTTATCTCCTTTTATTCTTTCTAATAAGTTTGCTGCTTCATCTCCTTTACCTGCATTAAGTAAATCAACATATAATAATAAGTTTGTATTTAACTGTTGTTCTTTTATTCTTTTAGCTTCTGCTACTAATCGGCTATCTTTTTTTGCACTATAGTCTTCAACATTTTCTAATAGTGTGTTTTTTGTAGAAATAAAATCTGGGTGATTTGTAAGATTTAATTTACCACCAGCACCATAAGGAAAGAATTGTGCAAAACTAAAAAGTTCATTAGCAAGGTCTTCATCTCCTGTTTCGTAACCTATCTCTTTTGCCTTTGCAGCTAAAGTATCTAATATAGATTTATTAAGATTTGATCTTTGAGTTGAAGTTAAACCTAGTTTGTTAACATCATTTTCAAAAGTTTCAATTTGGTTCATCATTAATAAGAATTTCTTTTTATTAAAACCATCTTTATCTTGTAAACTAGCTGAATACATATCAAGAACATTACTAGCAATAGTTGTTGCTGAAGCTTCTATATTTGTAAATTCAAGCTTTTGATTTTCTTTTAATGCAAATTCATTAATCTTATCTTTTGCATCAATAAGATAAGGTAAAAACTTTTTAGTAAAAGTGTCTTCATCAATATCACCAACAGCATCTATAACTTCATTTATCTGTCCACTTTCCCAATCTCTATACTCTTGAGAATCTATTGTAAAACTTGATAGTGGTTTACCATCAATCGTTGTTGTGCGATAAGAATTTTTTAATTTAGTTTCTAAAGTACCACCTAGAATTTGTGCTTTGCTTCTTCTAAAAGCTCGATCATAAAATATATTTCCACCAATTAATTCACCTGATTTTAATATTTTTGTAGTTTCTTTAAAATCATCTAACGAACCATCTAACGCATCATTTATAGCTTTATTAGCTTCTTTCTTTGCTTCTTTTTCAATCTGTGTACCAAGAAACTTTTGTAAGTTAGGATTTACTACTTTTAAAATATCAGCTAATTCTTCTGCACCTGTTTTTGGTAATACTCTTGGTGGTGCTACAAAAGTATCTACAGGACTAGCAGACGATCTAAAAGCGGTACTTTGAAAACTTGAGGTCATGCGAGGGAAGCAATAGAAGTATAAGAATTAAGACCTGATGTGGCTACATTAAGCAGTACAGAGCCTAATGAAGGTATCTGATTATATGCTTGATTTATATTACTTTGTAATTCATTACGTCTATTATCTCTTTGTGCAACAAGACCATCAACATTTCTTCTGTATTGTTTAGTTGCCGATTCAAGTGCTTGATTTATAGATTCTCTAGCATTTGCTGACTGTCTTTCTGCATCACGCAATAAGTAACCAACAGTAAGACCTGCCTGTTCTGACGCTATAGTACGACCTCTAGCTTGTAATCCTTCTATAGTTTTTGCTAAATTTTCTTGTGCTGAAGATGCTCTTGTTTCTTTTAAATTATCTGCCAAAGCTTCTTGTTGTGCAGCAAAAGCTTGTTCTGCTGATCTGTTTGCTATTAATGAAGATTGATATGTTTGATCTGCTGCTGCCCTAGCTGCACTTCTCTGTGCTAAACCACTAGCCAAACCAAGACCTAAAGACCCAAGAAACAGTCCTCCTTGCGTAGCAGTAAGTCCTAGTATAGGAACACACATTTAGGCAATCCTCAGAAATTCATAAAATGGTTTACTTTGTTTTCCATATTCTGCGTGATAATTAATAAAAGTAAACCCAAGACTTTTAAGCCATTTGATAGCTGTTGTATTCTCAGCATATACCATATTGTATAGCAAATTATAATTTTTCAATAGATCATCTACCCATTTCTTACCTTCTCTTACTAATTGTATTTTATATTTTTTATTACTAAACAATTCATCTGTTGTTATACACCATATACACCCATCACTTATCACACCACATAAACCCATTGGTTGATCTTCGTCACCAGCTATAGTCAACACCTGTTGTCCATAAAGATATGTCAGTCGTAGTGCATCTTCTGGCTCTTTGCCTGTCTGATAATAAGCTTCTACTTTATCTATTTCTCTCATGTTTTTACATACATGGTTAAGGTCATGTATGTTTGCTTTTCTCAAATACCCCATCTAGACTCTACGACTTCTCATATAGAACATAGCTTCATATTCTGCACTTGATAACTGTGTTGGTAAGAAAGTGTCATTCTTCACATCTATATCAACCCTGTCTGCCCTACTCATTATTGGTACTCTAAACGTACCTGTCTCTAGATTTATCTGACCAATAGCAGCAGACGCAGCACCAAGCAAACGACCAGTAAATTTATGTGTACTTGTATCTCTATTCTCAGGTGTTACTTCTACTCTAAAAAATCCTGTATCTTCAAACTTTATATAGAAGTGATGTAGCTGCAATCTACCACTAATAAATTCACTTCTTTGACCAGCACCTTCTGTAAGTCTTTGTTGACTAAATCTATAGTGCATCAAGAAAGGTTCACCGATAATAAATTTACTATTTCTAAAATCACCATTGGCTGTAATTGTAGAGGTAGAACCATTTGTAGCGTTTGTTGTTTGTATCTGTTGACCAGCTTTTAAAGCTACTGTATTGCCTTGAGGGTTTACAAAAGTACTTGTTTCACCGCTTGCTAAATATCTACCAACAATATTCATATTAGCTCTTAACCTATAAGGTACTGTAAAGGTGCTTACGTCTGTGCTTGCGTTGTAGGCAACAGAAACACCTGTTGTTGCTTCAGTAACTTTATGATCTAGATGAAATTCAAACTCTGAGTTAGCTTCTCTAAACTCTGCTTCAAAAGGTATCTTTTCTAAAGTTGTACCATTTGCTTCTTCTACTACACAAAACAGATCAGTACCAATAAAGTCTATATTTCTAATAGACCTAGCAGAGTTGAATGTATAAGTTGACCAGCTATTTAATATCTTCTGAAAGTTCTCTCCATATAACCATCTGTTTATGTATAACTTGTTTGGATTATCTGTACCAAGCAAAACCAAAACATCTTCGTTTGTACTGACAGCTAACTTAAAAACATTACTTGGTATAAGTCTTGGTACATGAATAGTGATATTACTAGCTTCTTTTATAGCTACATTCTCTTGTGTTATATATTCTCTTACACCAGCAAAACTACCTTTCTGCGTTAGATAGTAGATAGAAGAACCAGAACCTACAGGCTGTGCAGAATCACTAGATTCAAATTCTGTTGCTACTACTACGTTTGCAGTCTTTGGTGTCAACGTATCAGAAGAAGACGTAAGAACAAATTGCGTTTGATCTGAGAACAATATCAACTGTTCTCCCATAGTTACTGCGTGTTTAAGAATAGCAACTTTAGTATGAGAAGCACCAACGTCTATAGGGTCAGAATCTATAACAGATATAACTGTCTCAGGAAAGAAGTTAAAAAACTCTGCAACTCTTGATAAGACAACATTATCATCAGCTAGAAACCCTAATCTGTTTCTAAAGAAAAATACGTTATTTATAGTAGCTCCAATAAAAGAAGGGTTAGGTGCAGAATCTTGATCTCCAACAGTACGTTCACCCCATTTAGGTAAAGTAAATGTTTGACCGCTTGCTGTATAACTATCACCATCTACTCTTGCAAATCTAAAATTACCATCTGCCTGACGTATAAGAACGTGTGGCATTGTTGCATAATCAAACTTAAAAGGTATGCCAGCTTCTACAGTCTCTTCCCATTGCCCTTCTTCAAAAGCACCACCATTATTAGTAACAAACTTAACGTAGTAATTATCAAAGTTTGTAGCTTCATCTCCTTTTATTTCTACTACATAACCATTTGGAGAAACAGTAGGCAAGTCAGTAAATCTTTGTACAGAATCTTTTACTACTGTTAACTGTGTATTACCTTGAGAGTCAGTACCATCTATAGAAAAATTACTGCCATCATTTTTTTTGATGTGTATAACAGGACCATTTCTAGCAATCGTAAAACCTGATAGACCAGAGTTAAGACCTGATACTAAATCAGATGCTACTTGTGTTGTAGATAATGTTGCATCATTTGTAGTGTCATCAGTAACAGTCACCCCATCTACTGTTATTGAATATGTAGTCTTATCTGAGACTTGATTTATAAATACAACAGCTTGAGTTATGTTGCCAGCACTAACCGCACTATCCATGGCAGTTGTGATGCCTGTATTTACAACAAAAGTAAAGTCAGCAATAGTGATAGTTTTTATTACACTTCTTGGGTTAGATGTATTTAGGTAAGCAGTACCATCAGGTTTATGTACAGTTAGTTCAGTACCATCAAGCTCATAAACTTTAACATTACCATTGCTAAATATTGCTACATATCTTTCGTTTATATCTCTGTTGATAGTTTGTATATGAACATTACCAATAGCAGAACTGCTTAGTGTAGTAATAAACTGTGTGCCAGATCGTTTTGTTAGACCTTGTACTGGATTACTGTTTGCGTTGTCTTGTATGTCTGCATGGTCAGCTTGCTTTGTAGAGTCAGCAGCTTGTGATACACCTCTTAATAGTGTAGGTATT